TATCCCTAGAATTACCCGTAGGGCTGGCGGTTTCCTCACCCTTGACAGTCCCGCCTCGCCCTGTCCTCTTGCCTTGCCTTGCCTTGCCCTCGCCTCGCCTCGCCTTGCCTTGCCCTGCCTCTCTCGCCTTGCCCTCTCGCCTTGCCCTCGCCTTGCCCTCGCCTTGCCTTACCCTCTCTTGCCAGCCCCGCCCTCTTGCCCTCGCCTTGCCTTGCCCTGCCTCTCTCGCCTTGCCCTCTCGCCCTGCCTCTCCCCCTCTCCTTGCCTTGCCCCTCTCGCCCCTCTCGCTTCGCCTTGCCCTACCTTGCTAGTCCCGCTTACGACACGGGCAAAATACGGGCAAAATATGCCGAACATTTGTTCGTAACGAGTGTCATAACGACTTCCATAGCCCCCACCGAACAGGCGTTCGCCGAACATTTGTTCGCACCGACAGTCCCGCCAAGACGACGAACACTTGTTCGCACTCCAACACGGGATACGACAGTCCCGCAAATCAGCCCCCATTACAAGCCCAATAACACCCGTAGGCTTACCCGTAGATGTTTGTACCGTACAACCAAACACCTGTTCGTATGACAAATGTCACATCAGTACGACATACGGGGCTGCCCCCCAACTTTTCCGTGCGGGTATTTCCCCGTGGGCGGGCGTGCGCTATATTTTTAGTGTTCTGATGTTTGGGTTAGATTTATCCAGCCTAGTGAGTGGTGGTTACTCTTTTTTGCTGGCGAGGTTGTTCCACCATAGGCGTGTGAATGTCCATGTGATGGCGATCAGTGCTGTTTGTGGCCACGTGGGGTGGTTAGCAACGATGTCTTGTTTGTCGAGCACGTAGAGCGGTACCCAGATGGCTGCCTGGGTGAGCAAGACCGTGATCATGAAGCCGGTGAAGACTGCCAGTGCGGTAGGTTCGTTATTTTGTTTCATGCTGTTGTTGTTGTTGTTGTTGTGTCTCGTTTGATGATCTGGTGGATGCGTTGGCGACTGAGGTTGTACTCGTCGGCAATCTGTGAGAGTGATAAACCTTGTTCACGGAGTTGTGTGATGTTGGTGTTGCGGACGGTTTTCTTTGTTGGGCCTGGCTTGAGCGGTCCCCATGTCCAGCCTGGTGTGTTATCTAGTGTCTCCCAGCGGCTTTGTGTGAGTTTGCCGTTCTTATTGCGTTGACGCATGTAGCCAACCCAAGCCCCGAGAGTAATGAGTTCGTTGCTTTTATTCTCGATGTGAGTTGCAGGAACGAGCGCGTCGCCCTCTCTGGCGATGTATTGTTGTAGAGCCTGGTGATATTGATTAAATCTGGTGTTGTTGTCCATGTTTTGTATGTTAGTTGACAATCTGTCGTAATGCAGGGGAGGTTGTCAAGTTTTTTGTAACTTTTTGTGTTTTTTATCCTTGTGCTATGTTCGACGGTGGTGGAAAGGAATTTTATGAGTGAGGATTTTGGGGATTTGTTTGGTTTTTTGGGTGGTTTAGATGGTGTTTTGCCGGGTGCTCTGTTCGAATGCGTGAATGACGTGTCGTTTGAGTTAGCGGAGTCCCGGGGCCAGACGGATGTTTTGTTTTTGGGGTCGGATGGCCAGCGTTTGGTGAAGTGTTTACATGTCCCTCGTGCCGGTTTGGGTGGTGATGGGCCTGTTTTGTTTCCGGGGATATCGAATTTTATTATAGTTGCCGCTTATTCGGATGAATTTATCCAGGATCGGGTTCAGGAATTAATCGAGGAGTTCGACTCCGAAGAAGAACGCGAAGAAGAATGGGAAAAGTTCATGTCGACACTGGCGAAAGATATCGCCTACATTTATGATACAAACCCACCAGAAAACCTGGTTGATCAACTTGGAGACTTATGAACTGGAATACCGCCGCCGCTGACGTCACTGAAAGAATCTTTAACGGTGATCAGCCGTCAGGGACCCTGGAAGCCCTCAGGTTCCTTCTGGATTTCTTTGTCGACTCAGACGCCTCAGGGAGGGCAGAAGGCTGCCAGAGCGAAGAATTCATTGCTTTGGGGAAGCATGCGCTGCTGTTAGGCCGGCGCCAGGGCTATTTTGCCGGTCCGAATGCCGCTCAGAACGTTTTAGATACCGTGATCCGCAAACAGTGCGACTATGGGCACCAGAATATTTCTCGTTTCGGTCGTTTTGGTCTTCTCGTACGTATGCATGACAAGGTTGCGCGCCTGGAAAACCTCATGATGTCTGGCCACACACCGAATCATGAATCAATCGAGGATAATATCCTAGATGTTATTGGGTACTCAATTGTTGGTGTGATGTGGGAAGAAAATTCTTTTATGTTGGATGCTTTTCCCCTACATGCGCTACATGTGACGGTGGTGGAAAGCGGCCCGAACCGTGAAAAGGAATGGGTGTTCTGATCCTCATGGGTCGAAAAATATTATAAGATGTTCTTTTGTTTGGTTAGATTTATCTAATGTGTTGTGGGGTGTCCCCGTTTTGAAAAAAAATCGCTTTGGCCGTACGGGTCATTTGGAAGAGTCAGCACTTTTCGGAATGCCGGCGGGGTCGGGGAGCCTCGGGAAGTAGCACCTGCATCCTCCCCCCGAGGCATCAACCCTATTTGGCCATCGAAAGAAAGGGGGAACTTCTTTGGCCAAAAATGAACCTAGCACACGAGAGAAACACGTGCATGTAAACAAATTTTCCCAATATTTAAAGAAATATCGCTTTGGTGCTTGCACGCGCGCAACATCGCGTGATACGTTGCTCGACATCAACTTCGGTCGACCGGTCGGAACTGTATAACACTTGCGTCACCTGCGTAAAGTGTTCTTTGTGGTGCACTTGAGGCGGAGGGACTTTTTCTAAAGGTTCCCCCGGACCCCCTCCAAAGGGGTTTTCTCTTCTTTCTAGTTTTATTTAACTAAAAAGAAAGTAAGTCATTGCTTTGAAATGATTTCTTTATTACTCTCAAATAAAATACCTTTTGAGAGAAGAATCTATACGCGTACTGATCGGTCAAGCAAAGTAAAAAAAAGGAACTCATTTTGAACGTTATTATGTTAAATACTATGGAAAATGAATTTTTTGAATTTCAAGAGCCAAAGAAGAAGAAGAACGTCCGCGGACCTTCAAAAGCAACGGTCGAACAGACAGTCAAGAGTTCTACGGTGGCGGAAAGCGCCGTTCAAGAAATCTACGATTACTGGTGTCTCGTCATGCGACCCAACCGGAAGAACCCAGCGCGCCTGGATGTCAAGGGTCGGGATCGTGTTGCAGCAGCGATTAAGGATTTCGGTATGGAGACGTGTCGGCGTGCGATTGACGGTTGCGCTGTGTCGGATTTTCATATGGGCCGCAATAAGCGTGGCCGGCGGTATGACAGTTTGGATTTGATTTTTCGTTCGCATGATAATGTTGAGCGTTTTTTGGGGTATTTGGTTGAGGGTGGTGCTGATCCGTGGTGAGGGTTCGCGATGTGTCGAAAGAGTTCGAGCAGTTTGTGTCGGTTTGCTTCGCGATGTTTAATCGTGAGTTGTTTGAGGGTGACCGTCGTAATGTTGTTCGTGCGTGGTTTGATGTGTTGGGGGATGTGGATGTTGAGTTGTTGCGTGTCAAGTATGTTGAGTTGGCGACGGTGTCTAAGGTGATGCCTACACCTGGTTTGTTGCGTCGGCATGTATTTGCTGATCTTATCAGTGATATTGTATCGCCTGCTGTTGCGTGGGGGCAGTTGCAGGGGTTGCGCGTTGCTTTGAATTCTGGTGTTGAGCGTCCGGTGCTATCGGCGACGGTGGTGGAAACGATTCAGAAGTTGGGTGATGTTGTGTTTGGTTTGACGACTAATGGTGATCGGGAGTACTTCTTGGAGGTGTATCGTGATGTTTGTGAAAAGCGATTGGTTGAGTTGTTGAGGGTGGCTGTATGAAGCGGTTGACGGGTAGGCCTCCAGTAGTGCCGGTAGGTGATCGTGCGTCTGTGTCTTTGAAGGTGTCTGCTGATTTCAAGAAGTTGGTGTTGGCGCAGGCTGAGGGGTATGGGTTGAGTATCCGAGAGTATGTTGAGATGCTGGTGTTGAGAGATGTCGGTAAGTGAGGGACTTAGGGTATAGCCAAGAACTTTTTGTTCGGGAATTGAAAATTGGACACAAGTGGACAGAGTACGTTGCTGAAATACTTAACTCTGAGGGCATTAAATGTGAGGCCACACCAATGAGTATTAGAAAAACCGAAAAAGAACGTCTTTCTTTTGCTACAGAAAAGGATGTTGTGCTCCAAAACATGCCTGGGAATATTGAAGTTAAGTCACGACGGCTCAACTTCAATGAACAACCAAATAGTTACCCTAAAAGTACTGCTTTTGTTGATACCGAGTTTGGGTGGAAACTAAAAGACCCTCTTCCATTGGCTGTGGTTTTGGTAAGTCAAGAAACTGGCTCGTTGTTGGTTATTCCAATCTCTAGTATGCCCACATGGACTACAACACGAAGATTTGATAACGTTCGAAAGATAGAAGACACCTTTCTTTTAGTCAATAAAAAGCATTTGAAGCCTTGGTCGGAATTTGTTGACTGGCTAAATGTTCGGCAGGAAAAACATGAACAAAAAAATAGCGCCTAAAGCAGCCAGGAAGGCTAAATATAAAGACCGTTTATACAATATTGCTTTGCGTGTTGAAGGTTCTTTGAAAAATCAAATTATTGACGCTGCTAATCGGAATAAAATGATGTTGAGCGAGTACGTTTTGTATTGCGTTTGGGAACATATGCGTTCAGAGCGCGGAGTGCCTGTTCCAGGGGAGTCGCAGTTTGCTTTGGCGGACCCAATGGAGCATTTGAGGGCTTATCTTGAAGGTAAAGATGTTTTAATGCCGTGTGGCAAGAAGGAATGTGAAATGAAAATTATAGAATTTCAAGATATGGAATTTTGCGAAACTTGTAATGTGAGGATTTCGTGATTTCAAAGTTTGAAGGAACAGTTTTTCAACGTAAAGCAGACGGATTTGCCTTTTTTGTGAGTCCAATGGGCAAAATTTGGGACGTCGATGAGGATATGTCTAAATTTTGGCCCGATATTACTCAAGTTTTGAATGTAATGGGTATGGCTCGTCACATCGAGAGTGAAGTAATCGATATTAGTTTTGACAATATTTGGATTTTTGCCATTCCGGACACGATGGATCATGAAATTGCGTTAAATCAACTCTTACAGAAGTGTTTGAGTGTTGGTTGCAGTTCATTAAATCTTGTTGGAAGCGAAAAACTGTATGAATTGTCTAACAATATTGCCGACGTTGATGTTGATTTGGCTCTTTGTATATCAATTTGATATACTTTTGGCTAATATCCCCACATTTGAGCCAACGTAGGTCTAGTTGGCCTAATTTCTCTTCGTCTTTGTTCTGCAGCCAATTGCCTACTTGTTAATCCAGCCCAAACACCATGCATATCTGCTGCTGGAAATTCAAGCGCATATTCAAGACATTGCGGCTGCACTGGACACTCTGCGCATAAAGCCCGAGCGTCGACAATGTAGGTAATATCTTTGTGTTCTTTTGGGAACATGATATAAGTTTTACCTTTACAGGAAGCGTTGTTCATCCAACTTTGCTTACCGTTATTTATAATACTTCCAATACTATCTTCTAGACTCACTGAATAGCCTTTCTTACTTTAATAGATATAGAATCTTGTACGTATGTTTTATATGGATGTCCTGTATGAGGATCATATTTTGATGCTGTAGATAGTGCTTTCAAAACATGACGCTTTGCTTGCGTTAAAGTAGGCAACTTTGGACACAAAATATTAAGTGCTCCGAGTGCATAAGATGATCCTGTTCCAATTGCGTATAATCCAGAAGCGTCAGTAGTCCATGCATAGTCGTTATCGATTTGATAAATGATTTTATTGATTGAAACAATGATGGATGAACCTTGTGATGCTATGTGATCTGAATTTTCTTTTGGTGGCGGGGAGTAGCCGTTTGAATCAAAGCACTCTCGTAGTGACGAAATGAATTTAAGAGTAATAAATTCATCTAGTTTTCTCCCTTTCATTGTCGCCGGAGGGACCGGGGGCTGAAATGCGTGGTTCATGAGGTTAATGGCGCGCACATCACCAGCAATACCAATTAAATAGGGTCCTATTTGTGCTATTTTACTCATGGATGGACTTAGGGTTTGTATATATGAGACATACCCATCGTCGTCAACCGTAGAAATTCTACTATCAGAACAAAGAATGGTAAAACCATCGCCCTGAATACCTACAATTGTTGTCATTTTATTTTCCGGTCTTGTAATCAGAAGAAAATTCTTTTCCTCTAAACATTCCCCAGCCTGAATAAATGGGCATGCACTCGTAGGAGAACTTATGTTCACCATCATCTTCATACATCACTACGCCAAGACCCTGTTGCCAATTCTCATGGCGCACTAATGGGCGTCCATCGAGGTCTACTCCACCCCTGGTGCTGGGAATTGCGCCATCAATACGTGCCAAACAGCCTGGCGAAGCCGCCATGATGGTTCTTGGGCCATCAAAATCTTCACGAGTTTTGAAAGCCATTTCAACACGATGGATATGACCATAAATGACACTGCTTTTTTCAGCATTAAGGTATACATGCGCAGTTGAGCCACCACTTTTTACGCGATCACCATGGATGATGCGCAATTTTTTGTTTACCCAAATGTCTGATGCTGGGTATCCGGGTCGATATTCAACGCCAAAGTCATCCATTCGACACAGATAAGGGACCGACATCACTGGCCACGATTCTGGTTCGTTGCCCTTGCGGAGTCCGTATGCTGCGCCAGCATTTTGAACAAGATATTTAGGCATGCGTTCTTCATGGTTGCCAGCAAGCCAAACAATTTGAGCATCAGGTGATGCATGGCGCATTTCGGCGCAGAATGTCGTAGCCCTATCGATAGTTGCCTGTGTTGTTAGCGCATAACTAGGATATACAACATATTTTCCCATTTCCGGAAGGTCTAAGTTGTCACCAACACAAACTATTAGTTCTGGTTTTAGGTGCTTTATGACATTTAGAGCAACGCTGATTGCATCTTCATCATGAGTCGGCTCTAATTGTCCATCACGATTTCTGTAATAACCAAATTGAATATCCGGGATCACTACGCAAGTTTTAAATGTTTCACTTTTTTTAGGTTGTGAAGTATTCTTGGGAAGTTTAACTTCTGGACCGCGTTGAACAACTGGCCATTCTGGTCCTGATTCCCATTTTGGTGAAATTTGGATTGCTGCCAGGTCGACTATTTGAGGATCACCGTTTTCATCCTTGAGCATTGACTGATAAATAGAGATTCTAGTAATATCTCCAATTTCGCTAATGTCAATATTTTTTGATGCAAGTAGATCGGCGATAGCGCCAAGATTTTTTGATCTACTGGCGGTTGTTTCTACTTCTGATAATTTATCAGAGAGGGATGTCATTTCATTAATTCCTTTACTGTTGAGCATTTGCATGCAGATTTTGAGAGAACGCAATGTCGAGCAGTTTCGATTGTCGATCTGCCGATTTCAATTTCTTCTGATACCAAAGCACGATGAATCGCTCGTGCTGAAATTGATTCGTTTTTCATTAATTTCATAAGGATTTCTTGTGAGTCTTGGTCAAGAGATTTTATTAATCCTCCAAATTTGCAACCATCTGGTTCTTGCGTGAGAAGTTGATTGAGTGTGTCTTTTAGCATAGTTGCCCCTTTGTGTTGTCTGTTATGAACTACGCTCGTACAATAGAACTCTTTTTACTGGAGTGTGTAGACGATGACAATATTCAAAATTTGGGTAGATTCTGAAGAGGGCGTAAATAGCCAATCTTTACTATCTACATCAGGGCGTGTTTTAATTGGCTTATCTGAAAACCCTGCAGTTGGTCATCTTGCTTTGTCGTTAATGCTTGGGGTCACAGAAACCGCCATAGAAAAAGCAGTAGCAAAACTAGTCAAAGCAGGTATGCTTAAAGTTGAGAAAAATGGCCGTCGTAATAAATACACAATCCTTTGGGATGTTGTTTATTGCGATAGAGACTTTAAGATTATGAAAGAGTTTTATGACAATCAAGAACGACTCAGTGACACATGACATTTTGGTATATGCAAAAATGGTAAATAAGCCTTTTAAGCCAAGTGATCCAATGGTGATTTTTGCAAAAATGGATAGGGTTTCCAAGATCGAACGTTCGATCAAGACACTGATAGAAAATGGATATCTAAAAGACTGCGGCGATGGCCAATATATGATTACGCTATCTGGAATAGACTGTATATATGTGATGGCAAGACGTCATGGGATTAAAGAAACTCGTAGGGATGTTTAAAGGTTCTTAGAAACCAGCCATGCGTGAAATGCCTCATCGTTCATTGGCACAAACCACAATTGACATGCTTCGGGGTCATTTCTGTCTCCAGCAATAGACCAGCACAATTCTAAAACTTCCTCAATGGGACACACTCCAACATTGCACTCAAATCCGTATCGTGTCAAAAAGAACTGAACAAGACAACCTGATCGACTATGCCAACATGCTCCAGAATTTCCATTTGGGCAAGTCGTTTCGATGATTTCGACTTCTGTTTTATTAAGGCGCAACCTAATTTTGTGGCCATCCGTATGCCAGACTAATTCATTGTCTTCCATCTAGTGCCGCATCCTCAGTGAGATTTATATTTTTCACCTACGTCTTGAGGCGAAGTTAACATGAGCCTACTATTCGCTATCGGCTCTGTCAACTTTGTTGAATACGGAGTTTATTTCCGCTACAGATAGTTTACCGTCATCTAGGTACGCCCGGGACAACCCTTCGACAACTTGTGCCACTCCTGCGACCCCAGCCATAAAGACTGCCTTCCATAACGGGATATTAGCGATAGCGCCAGCCCCAATAACACCAAGCCCTGAGGCTGCAAATGTTGCCAAAATACGAAATGCAAGAGTTTTCATAATTTTATCCCCTAATAATTGTTTTTATTCTTCAAATTCACCTTTTGCGTGGTCGTTGATATGACCATCAATTTTAATCTCAATGCGATTTAATGACTGCACGACGAGGTTGTGGTCATCCTTGTTCTCTTTGCGACCCTTCTGAATAATCACCGTCAAAATAGCAAACACTCCACCAATGACTGCAACAATGACGGCCTCCATTAGATTTCCGAATCCGTGTCGTTATTGCCTTTGCGTGAATTAGAAATCATCAATCCAGCAAGGGTTCCGGTGATGAATGTGGCAACGCTTGAAAGTACGCTAAAAAACATTTTGTCATTCTCTGCCTGAACGCCGATGGGCTGGGTAACAAACACAAGCGCATACAAGATTGCCCCTGTCGTAATAAGAAGCACTCCACCAAGGACGCAACCAATAACAAATTTTAGGCGAGCGTCTAACTCATCTGCCGTATAGCGTTTTTTACTCATGGTTGACTTCCTTTTCCGATAAGCGTGAACCAACACGAGCCATTTACTTCGCAAATAGGTGGATTGCATTCTTCGTTCTCCCAGTTTGCGGGGTCTTGGCATGAATATCTGTAGGTTCCATCTCCGCAAGAAGCAAGAGAGGGGGCAAACAGCAAAGATAACCCGATTATTAGTTTATTAATTTTCATGGCTCCCTTTCTGGGAATATCAGCCAAACATTTTCTTCCATGTAATGGGACCAACGGAACCGTCGGTGGTCAAGCCATTTGCCTTTTGCCATGCCTTCAACGCTTCAACAGACTTGGCACCAAAGTCACCGTCAGTTTTTGCTCCAATGATTGCCTGAACGAGAGAAGCGTGTACTCCCTTGGAGCCGAGACCCACCGGAGTGCCAGGGTAGTCAAACTTCATCGGGCCAGCCTCTACGGAGCCTCCAGAGGGCTTCAGGGTGTCACTGGAGGCAACTGGGGCGGAAGCATTGGGGGCAGAATCGCCGAGACAGTACTGCCAGTGCCACGCTTCAAATTCTTTAGAAGATGAATCTGAACCCTGTAGATAAAAACCATACTTCGGCGCATTAGCGCACATCCACTCAAAGCACTTTCCACCCATTGAGGTGAGTTTGCCGTTGGCGTCATAACCAAGGTCGATTGCGAGTCCCCAGCCATGATTGGAGCCTTTGAGACCAGTTGGGTCTGGGGTGGCAGAAGGGGCCTTGCCCTTCTTGAGGTACCAGGTCTTGCCTTCGAAGTTTCGGGTTACGCCAGTACCGGTGTTTTCAAGCACATAGCGGTCACGGAACATTGCTAGTTGACTTTCAAAAGAGCGATAGTCACCAACATTCTTGAGTTTAAATCCAGCAGCGAGGGCAGCATCATACATTTTATTAAACTGCTGCGCCACTGGAGTATGCATTCTCCCACCGGTCTTAACTGATGCTAATAAAGAATCAGGTAATTGACCATTTTTGTGCGCTTTGAGCGCCGCTGGTACTACGAGTTTAATGAAAGGATACTGACTCATGAAAATCTCCTAAGATACTAAAGTTATAGAAGTATATTGTACAGGATTTGCACCTATTCGTCAGATGGTTTAATGACTGCGATAAGCAGATGTAGTAATAAAGCGAATACAAATATCTGAATTCCTTGAGATTTTGTTGGTCCGCTGAGTGTGATAAGAACCAGAATTGTTCCTGCCACTGTCCAGTTTAAGCCATCAAGAATATCTAGTAATTTTTTAAAGTATTTTTTCATTATTTCCTCTTTCCAGTATTTTTGTTTTTATTATCAGTTGCGACGACAGAGCCACCAACCGAGGGGGCGGGTGCTGGTGGTGCGGGCTGTGGCAGCATTGTCATCGTTAAACCAGCAGCAGCGATAATGACACGACGGGTACTGACGGGGACGCTTGACCCAATGGGGACGTAGGTATCTACGTTGCCTGCAGAAAAAATGTCAATTTCACTCTCAAAAGCAGCCTTGACTTCGGTTGGAGCATCCTGCACCGCCTCAACAAGTGCTGCCGCTTCTTCGTCGGTAATGTCGGAAATTGGAACTTCAGCAAAAATTTCCGAAGCCTGGTCGCCCGTAACGGATTCAAGAACTTCTCCACTAGTAGCGATACTTACAGCCTGAGATTCCGTAATGCCGTTGTCAATAATTGAGGTAACGGCTGATTGAACCTGCTCCTCGGTAACGCTGTCGCCGCCCAAGACATCAACCAACTCATCGAACGCAGCGTCCGAGATTGGTTCATCCAAAATGGCGTCAATGACAGAACTAAATACATCGTCGCTTAATGGCTCTTCAAAAACAGTATTGAGAACTTCAGCGAATGCTTCATCACTAATATCCGACGTGAAAACTTGGTCTACGACAGCGGCTATTTCTTGGTCGGACAAATCTTGACTAAAAACTTGGTCAACGAGTTCAGTTAACGCATCGTCTGATAAATCTTGACTAAATACTTCAGCAACGACAGAAGCAAATTCTTCAGAACTTAAATCCGATGCCAACAATGCACCAGCAACGCTTACCAATTCTTCTTCAGAGTCAGTATTGCTCAAAGCATCACTAACAGCATTCCCTAGTTCTTCGGGAGACAAGTCTCCTGAAAGAATGTCTCCAACAACCTCTTCGGCTGTCGGTGTTTCTTCTACCGGTAATTCCGGTGTTGTAGTTGTCGTTTCTTCTTCTGGGGCTGATTCAGGTACGGTTGTTTCGGGTGACGTTGTGTCGGGCGGACTTCCGGTTCCTCCATCAGGACCTCCATCGGTAGTATCTGGTGTTGTTACTATTGTATCTTCTGGCTCCGTATCTGGAGGCAAAGTTTCTGGTGCTTCAGTCGTCGTTGTAGGCACTTCTGAAGTTGTTGTTGTGGGGACCTCTGTTGTTGTGGTTGTTGGTACTTCTGTCGTTGTCGTGGTCGTGGTCGTAGGTTCTGGTTCCGTGGTCGTAGTGGTTGTAGGCGGAATAGTTGTAGTTGTAGTTGTAGTTGTGGTAGGTGGGGTTGGGTCAAGAACAGTCGCATCAACGGTTATTTCGGGTCCATAGACACACGGCCCTACTCCTTCGTTGGAGAAACAACTTTGATTTCCTGCTTTAATACCAAAGCGAACCGGTCCGTATCCAGTCGTGACAGGATTGCTGCCAGAGAACATCCCAGTGCTTAACGAATAGTTGGTTCCTTGATTAGTCGACACACCCCAACCGCCTGAGGTGGTTCCACCAATTTCGTCAAGGTCGTAGAAACTAACCGAGTAACCGTGGATGGTGGTATTGCTTGCTGCTGATGCATCCCAATCAAGGTCAACACTTCCATCTGCGTTCGCAACAGCCGTCAGGTTTGTCACTGCATTAAGGTACGGAGGGGGTGTGACGGACAAACTCTCCCATGATTGACCATCCGCAGAAGTCATAACTCTGTTGTTTGTTCCAGAGTTTGCTACAGCAACATATTTACCAGCCCCATAAGCAACACCTTGCCACGAGTTACTTGAAACTCCAGAGCCCAGCGTCCAGTTCGCACCATCGGTTGAATAAGCGGAGCGGGAATTTAATCCGCCTTCCGCTACCGCAATAAATTTATCTCCGCCGTAGGTGATGTATTTCCACTGGTTAGATGGAACAAGTCCAGCAGACCAGTTCAATCCATTTGTGGAGTAACCGCCATATCTATTTCCCGAGTTTGTACTGTACTCAAGCCACGAGAAACGACCATTACCAAACGCAACTGTTCGGATATCCACAATTGCACCGGGGTTTTGAGTAGACCAGCCAGTGGTTCCATTAGCGGAAGACCATGCTCTACCAAACTGAGACACAGATACAAACCGTGGAATTGTTGCACTACAGGCAACAGCGTCATGCGACCATCCATAAGATGGAGTGCGTAATATCCATTCAGCACCATCCGTGGAAGACATTACATAACTACTTCCCCAAGTTGCGGTAGCAACAAAAAGACCGCCACAGTTCGTGATTGCTTGCCACTCGCCAACTGGCACAGTTCTTGATGTCCAAGTAATTCCATCAGGCGAGGTCATTACAGCATTTGAACCAACCGCAATAAACTGATTGTCTGCATAGGTGATTCCTTGCCAGTTATCATTAGAGGCAGACGTTCTTGAGGTCCAATAATTACCATTTATTGAAGTCATGACACGGTTGCCGTCTCCAGACGAAGCAACGGCAACAAATTTTCCATTGCCGTAAGTCACTGCTTCCCACTGCTGGTCTGCTGGATACCCTGTCAATGTTGACTCATCAGCACCTAAATTACATATTGAAGAAGACTGCAATAGGGTACAGGTGTCATCTCCGCCCTCGCCGTAAAACAACGACTCTTCACTGAGTGTTGAAACTGTGTCGTCACCATATCCACCATAAAACACCGAATACCACATTTGAGTGACGGTGTCGTTTCCTGCACCACCCCAAAAATAGTCCTTCGTCCCACCGTTGGAGTCAAGATTAGGTGATTGATTGTTTTGACTGTTACCACAATAGACATCTGGGCGATGCCCGTTGTCTTCCCCGAAGTTGCCAGAACCAGAAGCAATATACGCACCCCATGTGCCAGCGTTATATGCAGTAATGAACGTTGCTTCGGTATTGAGTCCAGTGGCGGAAAGAATTGACTGCTTGGTCACTAAAGCATCGGCAATATTATTGACGCATAAATCCAAAATACTGAGTTCATAGTTTGTGTGATAAGGCGTGTTTTCTGTATCTACGCACAATGTGGACGAATAGAGACCCTGGCAAGTATCCCACGCTGTATTTATGGAAAGAGTCCAGTCATCTGGAGCGTTATCCGTTACGTTATTGAAGTCGTGGTTAATTAATTGCTCGTAGGTTGTTCCGTCACTTTTTGTTCCAATGAGGCTCACGTAGTCCACTATTGGCCCGTAGTTCCCGCCCCACCCTTCGCTATCTTGCCCATATACAGAGACCGCAATATGTTTAATATCCGACCACGCAATACCGGACGGAAGACCTACATTTGCAGGGTTAATTGTGTATGTGAATACTTGATAATCGGCTAATAAAGTGATGTTGCCTGATTCAGGATATCTAACCGTACTTAATGTTGACCATGCGTCATCATAGAAAGCAATTTCGGAGTATAAATTGTCTGGTCCGTAAGCCCCATATCTCGCCTTGACAGAAAATGTCAATGACGAGTAATTGGAAATGTTTTCGGTATCGATTTGTTGACGAATATGGTTGGATGTATAGGAAAATCTAACAACACCATTTGAATAATCATCAGCATAAACATGGGCCTGGCTAGGAGCGAACCACGCCACAAGAGCGATAACCCAAAATATCCATTGCCCTTTACGGACGCCCCTTTTTCGCATTTCTCACCACTTTGCAGGATAGTGTAATACTTTCTATTGTACTACTGCATAGATTTTTTTGGTGACAGTTTTACTTTACTAATCATAGACCGTGCCGCTGAGAGTTTGAATGCCAGACAGGATGAAATTTTTCATTCTATATGTTTGCAAGGTTGTGCCATCATAGGAGCCGCAACCAACCGCGCATCCGGCAGTTCTACTTCCTAGAGTCGTTCTGACTTGAAAATATTTGCCTGAAATATTACTTCCGCCCCAATTACTTAGAGTTCCTGTGGTCGCAGTACCAAACGTGCCGTTGAGGTAAGGCCAGGAACCGCTGAATCCCGCCGTGCTTGAGGTTCCATAAATATCAGCAGTGAAATCAGGGTGAAAAGAATCACTGACCCAGGCTAAGTGAGTTTTATTAGCAACAGTGTATTGCATGAACGCACAACCGTTGACACTTCCTGATGTTTGCTGAACTCCATCAACAGACAATTGATTTACAGCAATATATCCACCCGTATTGTCTGAGGACGGAACAGTGCCAAAGGTGTAACTAAATTCAGAAGTACAGTTTGCGGTAGTTGAAAAATATATTGCGGAAGTTTGGATGTATCCAGAATTCCAGGGTTGATTTTTCTCTGGTCTTTTCCACGATATTTGGTTGGAAGCGGTGGATTGTGAGCCATGTTTATTGTAGTTGTATGCAACATAATATTCTCTACCACCATCAGAGGCATACCCAGCAATATCTTGGCTACCAGTTGCTTTTGTAACAAATGTCGCCCCAGTATCAGAGCCAGATGTCGTGCGCCTCGCAATTTTGACGGTCGTTGTTGATCCAGCATTGCCGCTGATTGTAAATTGAGCCGTTCCAGATGAAGCACCTGTCATGGAACGCCATGCAATCGTGGGAGTTGGGGGGAGGGCCGCATTGGTTATTGCTGTTCCACTCACTTTTGCTGAAGCATATCCCTGGGTATCAACTGCCCGTACATAAACCGTATATGAGGTATCTGCAGTACGGCCACCTACGGAGTTCCCAGATAATGTCGTATAAGTATCACCATTATTGAAGTTATATTGATAGTAACTAATCGGCCACGATCCGGCAGTAAAGCCACTAGGAGTAACATCTAATGTAGCGGTGTTCGTGCCGTTGTATGTTGGTGCTGCGACAGTTACAGAACCCGCTGTCGGATTACGTTTTGCGGTTAAAGTAACCGAAGTTGACGTCACGTCACTTAATGTTCCTTGAGTGTCTTTTGTTCGTGTATCAATATAATAGGTACTACCAGGAGTTAAAATAGCATCCACATATGATGATGTACCAATAGCCTTGGTTCCGACAAAATCTTGATAAGTATCGTATCCAGTGACGTACGTAATTGTTCCACTATTATTTGATCTCACTCTGTATTGCGAACTTAACACTGGATATGATCTGGCGGTTCCCGGAGTGTGCGAGAATGTAAAAGAGAATTCGCCCTGATTATCGGTTGCAACTACTGCCGCAGTTAGGCTGGTTGGCGCATTGGGAGCGACAATGCCGTTAGTGGTCACTTCTTGATATGCAGGAGAGGAATACGTAATTGTTCCCGATGTATCCGCAACCGTCTTTAAACGAACTCTATATGTCGTCGCAGGGCTGAGTGCTCCAGTGCCATTATAGGTGTCGGCACCATAGGCAGTGACCGTTCCTGAGTTTGACGAAATTGTCGTCCAATCTAATAGTTGTGCTCCTGCGGAGGTTTCAATTCTATATTGAGTAGTTCGTGGGTATGACCCTGCAGTTCCGCCAGTTGAGGTGATATTAAATTTAAATGTTCCAGCATCGCCAGAAGCAACCGCCAGTGAGCGTGTTGGTGCTCCAGGAGCACGTTCTGCGGTAAGCGTGACAGAAGTTGATGTCACTGTACTAAATGTTCCTAGGGTGTCGTATGTTCGTGTATCAATATAGTACGTGCTTCCGGGAGTCAGGATCGCCCCCACATATGATGATGTACCAATCGTAACCGTTCCCGTAAACTGTTGATAAGTGGAGTATCCAGAGAGGTACGTAATTGTTCCACTATTATTTGTTCTAATTCTGTATTGTGAACCATACACTGGATATGATCTGGCAGTTCCTGGAGTATGTGAGAATGCAAAAGAGAATTCACCTGGGGTTCCGGCTACTGGTGCCGCAGTTAGGCTAGTTGGAGCATTGGGAGCGACAATGCCGTTAGTGGTCACTTCTTGATATGCAGGAGAGGAATACGTAATTGTTCCCGATGTATCCGCAACCGTCTTTAAACGAACTCTATATGTCGTCGCAGGGCTGAGTGCTC